GTCCAAGTCAAGGGAAAGTTGCACGAACGGCATGTCGTGAAAATCATCGATAGCAATCGGAACCTTGTGATCAAGTTTTCCGTGACAGGTTGTGACTTCCCGACCTAAAGGTTTCTTTTCATCACTCTCTGAACCTGCGGCGTTCAACAGTTCATTTATTCCACCTGATGTCTCGGATGTCTCAAGACCCAACACGTCATTTAACTCTGACTGCCCTGTTGGCTCGCCGTTGGGCGGATCAAGTTCATCTTCAGGCACCGTAGGTGCCGCTACATCTCCTTCGAATCCATACTTCTGTCCGTCTAGTTGGTAACGGGTCCACATTAGGACTCGGCCTTCATTCCAGAACATTCTGGAGCAATCCACAAGGAGTGCATGAAGGTTATTGTTTCTTGCCCAAATATCTTTGAACCTGTCGGCTTCCTCTGACGCTACTTGGTCTGGGCCGTAATCTGGGTTCGCTGGGAAGAACTCAACCTTGGGAACCTCTCGTGATAAAGCAGCAACAATGATGTCGCCTTTTGGACCGTACACGTTCGTGTCGTAAGTAGTGCTGCTAGTCTTCTGACCAGATGCCCCCCATTCTGATCCTTGGTTCGGTAATACCCACCCGCCACGCTTACCGCGAAGCAGATGCTGGTAGCCGCGCTCAAAATGAAGTGCCTCCCAGGCTTGCTCCACTTCCATTCTACGTGCGTAGGTGTCTGTCTGTGTGGCGATCTTGTCTAGCTGTATGAGTGCCCCTTTTGCTTCTTCACTTAACTGTGCAAACGGTTCAGGGCTATAAGGGAAACCCGCGTAGACCCCAAGGGGGCTGTCGTTTGGGTCGTCTGACTGGGAGTTCTGCCCACCTACTTTGTCGCTCCCTATTCCTTTGTCCTGCGGAACTACATCTTCGGGCATTTTGTTTCTCCTAGTCTATCCGCGAATCCCTTAGTCTGGTTATTTCTAGTAAGGTCGGGCGGGGATGCTATCAGGCAACCCGCCCTAGCCCACGCTGATCAAGGCGTGAGATGTTTCTAAACTTAATGATGCATTGCCGCGAATCCCTTAGCCGATGCTTTCATGCGCTTCACGTGTTCGCTGTCTCCCGGTTTGGGTTCCTTCTGAGAGGCGCTCAACTTCTGTCCTTCTGGTACACCCAGTGCGCGATGCAGTCCACCTCTATTCACACTGAATGATCCTTTACTTCCCAAATCAACCTTATGTTGCTTATGCCCAATCGCCATTTAGTACACGTTCTTTCCGCTCGGATGCTTTCCCGTAGCCTGTGCGTTGCTTCCCTTGCGAATTCCCATGATCACCCGTTTGAAAGACGATGGGTTTTGGTCCTTCTTAGACATTGGAGCCTGCTGCGGAGATGGGTCCAATTTGGTTCTTCCTAAGCCTGTTGCCATGGCAATTTGTCCTTCTTATGCGATGGGGCATTCATTGCCTCCGCAAGATAATCCTGCTTTCCCGATGACTTGAAGTTCGTAGAAGGGTTAGGCAGTTTTGACTTTGGTCGTGCTAATCCTAGGGCCATACTAAGCCATCCTCATTGAGTTGCGACTCAGTTGACCACCACTGTCGATGCGCATCTTTTTCTTTCGGGGAGAAGGTGTGGGGCTTTCACCGCTCATCCAAGAAGGCATTGAAGTAGAATTAGTAGAAGGAGTCGATGCAGGTGCTGCAGGCCCTTGAGGGTCTAATAGGTTACTTTTCTTCTTGCGTCCCATTCCTGTAGCCATTTACTTTTCCTCCCAGAAACGGCAGTACGCCACAGGGTGTACCTTTACGTCTCCGTTCGGCAACTTAGGGCGTTCCGAAAGCTCTTTCATCTTCGGGCCGTTGCATCCGTTCTCTTCTTTCACAAAGTGCTCGCAATTAAAACAATGCTCACTGCTGTCGGGATGATGAGACATGTACCCAGTCTTAGGCTCCTTGACTATGGAAAAAATTGTTTTAGCCATTTTTCTTCCTGCCCAATCCTGAGGCTTTCTTCTCTGGCAGGTGCTTGAAGTCCGTAGCAGCAGACCACTCTGCCAACTTCTTTTTGCCGCCGATCTTCTCGGGGTGTGCGTACAAGAAGCCTTGCTGTGCTTTCGATTGGAAGGGCATGGCTACTGGCTCCCACCATAGGCGGCTGCGTTGCGAACTGCGCCTGCTGGCACTGTAATTACTAAGCCCGAAGTCACGAGTGTGACTGTGAGCAATGCCGAGTCGCCTGTGCCACTGATTGCTGTGCATGTGCCGAGCACAGTGACCTGATCGCCTTTTGCTCCAAATTGCTTACCACCATTGAATGATAACGCCGGGTGATTTGCATCTGCAAACTGCTCCACTGCATTCATGTCATTCGCCTGTGCGACGAACGTAGTCGGTAACCAAGCAGTCTCCACGGTAACCATGGCAAGCGAACTGGGCACAGTCGCACCAAAGGGTGCTGTAGAGACGACTAGTGCCGTAATGCTTACTTGGTCTCCTACAAAGACCTGTTTTCCATCTTGAGAAATTGACGCCATGGTGTCTCCTTTAGACTAGGTCGGGCATCTCAAAGCCATCTTCCTCGCTCGATGCCCCAGCTTGCGCCTTGCCCTGGTGATACGGGCTATCATGTTCTAGTGCTTGTCCATCCGCAGGCACGCCTGCCAGTTTACGCCCTTCCATGTGCGCATCCTCTGGTTTCTCGTGCTCACTCATGTTGGTGTGACCGTCCGGGTGGTGCGACATCACATGGCTCTTTCCGCCCTCGTGGTGCTTGATGTGTACGGTGTGCGCCTTGCCATGCTCTGCCACAACGGGATGCACTGTGTCTTCATTTTCCTCTTTTGGTTCCTCGCCCTGCTTCTGTTCTTCCTGTTCTACTTCAGGGGATTCGTTGGCCTCTTCGGATGCTTCACCCATTTTGTGCATGCCATCAGAACTGTGCTTTTCGTCGTAGTTCTTACCAGCAAAGGACGATCCGAACTTCTTACCATCTTTGGCTTGAAACATTGTTACTCCTCTTCGGCTTTGCCGATTTTATAGAACTTTCTTCAGCCGTTCAATGACAGCGGCCTTAGTCTTCTCAACGTAAGTCTTGCATTCCCCCGGCATCGGCGGAACCCATCCAGCGCGGCTACTTAGTGATTGCTCCGCTTCGTAGTGGCAACTAATCTTGTAGCCATTTTCAACGCAACAAATTTCCACATGGCAAATCTCGCCAAGTTTTTCTTCATCTTTCTCTGCCACGTTACACTCCTTTTGCAGCCTTTGCTTTCGCTGCGTCTTCCTCTTCTCGTTCCTTAGCCATTCTCGCGTCGTGTGCATCACTTTCCATTTGCCAGCGCGTTTTTGGCGGCGGGGAACTGAAATCTGCGAAGTGAGGAAGTTCCAGCCTTTTACTTGCTGGGCTTATGCCTACTCTTAGATTTATGTTCGACTCGTAAAGCATGCACTTGGCGGATAGCTGGGCTTTCTCTGCTCTTAATTCGGCAATCGTTGCGTCTTTGTCTAGTTTCATTTGCTGAATATCAGACCGCGCCATAAGCAAATCAGTTTCCAAACGCTCCACCAATGCAGGGTAGAACAAATCATCCCAATACATTCTGAGTTTTTCTGTGAATCTCATTTAGATTTTCCTACCCAAACGGGTTGATCCTTCTGAACAAAGCACACAGTCCTTGCTTTGGCGTCTTCAGTAAGCTTTAGATTGTAGAAGTGAGCTGCTAGAGGGTCTGTCTTGACCAGCTCCTTCAAACGATCTCGTTGCACATCTGCCATAGGCTTTTTACGTGCTGCGAGGTGGCCGTACAGCCCATAACGGAAGCCGTCATAAACGTCGTCGCCTTTTGCGTCAACCTTTAGAACGTCATCCAGCTCATCAGGATTTCTCATCAGCGACGGTATGGCTAAGATAATTTCTTTGCACGTGTCAAGTATAACTAGGTCTCCACTCTTAAACATGTTGTACATAAGAGAGGCTGAACCTATGCGGTCTCTCGTAGCAGGTGTTACGGGAGGCATACCCATTTCCTTGAGCGCACGAGAATACTCATCTGCTGGAGAACGTGCCTCCATCTGTCTCGCAAACTTTTCATGTGAGAAATAAATGTTTTTTGGTTTGAAAGGTGTGCCATTTGGCAACTTGCATTTGCTAGAAAGTATGGAAACCAACTGTTGCATGGTTTTTCCACCCGTTACCACAGCCTCTGCAAAGCAAACCGTCTTGAGTTTGTAATCGTCTCCGATTGATGTTTTACACAATGCCTTTGTGAAAAAGAACGCCGCATTGGCGTGGACCATGCCCCAGTCTTGCCCTATCCATACAGGTTGGTATTCCTGCCAAATTATCGCGTCGGGGTCTTCTCTAAGGTTTATTACATGGTAATACTCGTCAAACACGTCAAAATACTGGCCTTCTACTGTGCCGTCTAGTCCAAGCAGCATCTTGTCCCGCTTGGCTTTGGGCAGGCTCATCAAACGCGCAATAATACCGGGGTCGCGCTTAAGGAGTTCTTGATTATCCAATACTGTTGAACGTTGACAGGCATAAGATCGTGGGTCATAAATGCAACGCCACTCTCCGCCCTCACTCACCCACCACGTACCGTTGGTCTCATCCTTGCGAGCGTCCTCGGGTTTATTCCATGGTTCTTTTTCTACGAATAGCTGTCTATAGTACTCGTAGTGTGGGCCAAGTGGGTTCGAGCAACCAATGATGACTGGCACAGGAAGATTTCCTGCTTCGTCACGCTGGCAACCGGGGTTCACAACGTTTCTGGAAAACAACATCATCCACGCGTCCGCTGAAAATTGACCACATTCATCAACAAGAATTGCTGGATATGCACTGCCCAAATATTGTTCGATGTCGCGCTCGCGCAAATTTTGGCAATGCCCAAAAATTACTTTGGAACCATTCTTGAAAGTGGCTACGTGTTTCGTTTGGTCGTAATCATACAACTCTTTTGGGACGAAGGTTTTCAAGTCTGAAATTGCGCCACTCTCCAGCTCCTTAAATGTGCGTCTGAGTACCAAAACATTGCACCCACTAAAAGCCAAGGCGTAGTGCATAACCAAATAAAGTAACCAACCGCACGTTTTACCAGAGCGAATACCGCCTACGCTCAAGCACTGCTGGGCCGCAGGTTGTACATACGTCTTTGCTCCCCTTACAACGTTACGGAGGAGTTCTGTTTGTTTCGGCTGAAATTTAAAGATAGCCTCGAAATTAAGGGTGCCGTCAGCATTAAGGTAGTTTGGCAGCTCTACTGCGTCCGTGATTTTCTTGCGGGGCATCTGAGTACTTTCTGAGGTAAGTTACTGTCCTTAAACCTTGGGA